TACGAGTACAGAACCAGCAAGGGCGTGATGTATTTTTACAATACTTAATTTCGCACCGTTAGCGTGTCCTGATAAACCACTTGCGTCTACTGCCTCAGCAGTAGTAGCACTATCGGCTGCGTGATCTAGACGAACTACAACTAGGCCGCCAGCAGAACCAGCACCTGTAGGTATATTGTCGTCTCTTAATGTTTTTGTTGCGAATGCCATAATTCTCTCCTGTTAACTATTTATACTATCTAAGAGTTTCTTTATCCAAATAAGCCATGATACTGGAAACTTTTATGCCGTATTTCTTTGCGATCTTAGGGATTAATGTATCCATCTGATCTAACTTATCAGCAGATTTAAATAATTCATCTACTGCTTTCTTCATTTTAGGAGAAAGAGCCTTATATATCTTAGACTCTTCCCCCAATAATTCTCTTTTGTATTGACTAAACCGTTTCATCTGGTAGTATATCAGCACTAGGGTCTGAAACTTCAGGTTTAGGATCACTAGGTACACTATCGGTTACATCAGTAGGTACTTCTTGTTCTGGTTGTGGTTCATTTAACCAAGCAGCAGCAACATCTTGTCTTGAAGTATCTAAGGCTGCAGATATTTTACCTGCAAGACCATCTTTAAACGATTTTTCAGCGCCTATATTATCTCCTTGAGATAGAGAATCTATCATATCTTTAACATGGTTTGTTTCAGGATTATTATCCTGTGTTTGTTCCTCACTCATCATTTTCTCCTTCTATGTCATTTACTTGCATTCCATCCATTGGATCAGAAATAATTCCATCTTCAACTTCAGTTGCAATCTGACGGTTAATATCTTCAATTTCTTCGTCTGTTTGTCTCAACACATTCTTTCTTAAATATTCTACTGAAAAATATTTACCAACATAAGGTGTAATCTCATTGGCAAGCATTAATCGTTCTCGTAGTATTTCAGCAGTTTTTAATTCAGCAAAGTGTCCATCTTGTAAGAAATCGTATTGCATATGGGACTTAATAGCATCCCAATCTTCTATTGTGATTATACCTTTTAAGACTAATTGTGTTTTCAATAAATCTTGAAATAATCCAGTAAAGCGTTTTCTTAATCTTTGTACAAATTTAGAAAACTTTACTTCGTCTCTTGTAATTTCAGCACTTTTACCAATACTAAAACCTTGATCTTGTTCCATTCTACTTACTGGAACATGAAGTGATCTATAAACTCTCTTCTGGAAGTAATGAACATCATTAATCTCACCAAGATTTTGTCCACCAGGTAAAGTAGCTATCTCTGTACCTCTACCGCCTTCTCTCCTAGGCAGCCAGAAGTCCTCGAGCATTGACATATGTTTTCTGTCATCTCGCATTTCTCCTGTCGAGGCGTCATAGACAAGTTTATTTCTATATCTTGCCATGACATCTTTTAGATATTGTTCTGCCTTAACTTTAGGCAAATTACCAACATCAATATAAAATATTCTTCTTTCAGGCGCCCTTACAATACGATAGATAACTACCGCATCCTCAATCATTCTTAATTGATTCACAGGTTTGATTGCCTTATGTAGATTACTTAATACTACATTTTTATTCTGATCAATTACACCAGAAGTGCAGTATGATATAGCGTCTGGCGCTATCTTTATACCCATATTAGAGTTAGGTGAAGTCATACCTTTTTCGTTATAGACATACCATTCTTCTACAGCGGTTGTCATTTCGATACCTTTTGTAGATTTTTTCTTTTGTATTTCTCTAACTTTTCGAATTTTTCTAGGGTCAATGTATCTTAATTCTGTAAGCCCTAACCTAGGATTTTCTGGATCGATTACTTTATGATAATAAACTCTTCCGTCTATGTACCATCTTTTAAAAATGTCGTGACCTTTTTCATCAAACAATAATAGTTTAAGAATTTCGTCAAACTCATCTCTAATTTTACCTTTAATTTTACTTGATAATTGTAAATTATCCATAGATAAAGAAACCGATTGGTCTCTTTCATTTGAAACTATTGCTTCATTTACTATATCATCAATAGCAGTATCAACTTCGGGGTATATTGCAATTTCTCTGTATCGTCTAATTAGTTCTTCTTCATTCTTTGCACCGCCCTCCATATCGAGGTACGATCCAAAGTAACCACCAGCCGATACGGTAGTAGTGCCATCATCAGCTGTAGGGACGGTGAAACTTTGTGGTACTCCACCGTCCTTAGCTTTTTGATTAGCTCGTGTTATTTGAAAACCAAATAATTCAGCCATTTGTATTCCTTTTCATAATTAAGTTCTACTTATATTTATACGATAAATTAAGTAGTAGTATCAGTCTCAAAGTATTGATATCTGAATGTACACTGGAATTCTTCCACAGCATTATTCGTATCATAAGCGACATCTATTGCTGATAAACTAGTCGGGAACATTCCTCGGAATGTATAAGACTTAATTTTAGCACCATTTCTATCTAGTTGATCTATAAAAGCGTCAACTTGATAATCAACGGGATTAGATAATCCTTCGTTATCACTCATATTATTCATACCATTCATCCATCTTTCTAAACCATTTCTGATTAAGAAGTCCGTATCGTTTAGTATGGTTATTGTCCAAGGTTCGAATTCTCTCTCACCTGCGATATACAGATTTCTTCCTCGGAAAGGTACTGCAACTTCTCCCACGGTAGAACCGGGAAGTTGAGCAGCCTTACATAAGAAAGCCATTTGTTGTGTTTCACCACCAACAACTGAATATCCAGGAAAAGGTAATGTTACCTTGAACTGATTGGCTCTTGCACCGCCTCCAGCAAGACGAGATTTAAAGTCATTTATATTAGGCATTTTTTATTCTCCTCTTTCTAGATTAAGCACCTGCAACTTCAGAAAAGGACACGCCTGATCTAGTTGCAATAAAGTTTAAAGTTATGAAGTTAATTGATCTGTTAGGTTTGATAAAGATATCAGCCCTAAACTCATTACGATCAATAACATCGCCAGTATTATTTGAGTCATCACACACTACTTTAAAGTCTGTTAATCCTCTACGACCTTGTACATCTCTTAAAAAAGGTTCTACAAGATTTCTAAATTGAGCTCTAGTGAATTCGTCATTAAATTCAAATAGTTGAAATTTAGAAGCAGTAGAAATTGCCTTCTCTAATACGATAAACAATCTTCGTACATTGATTCTATCAAAAGCACTTGGTTTTGATAACATAGTTTTGTCACCAAATAGTACAGTACCTTGACCAGGGAATGTTACCACTGGATTAACTCTTGCACGATATAACTCATCTCTTTGAGATTTGTTAGGATTGTATGCAAGTTTAACAGCGCCACGAATTTGACCTCTATTGAGTCCGCCTGGTGAGAACCATGCGTCTGCAACATTGTCAGTTCTAGCACATAGACCAGCAATATCTCCGTTCAAAGGAACGAATCTATATACATCATTGTACTTGTCATATTGATATTTGTAACCACTATCTAGAGTAGCATAAGAGGTTGAAGATAATGCGTTAGCAAAACCTTTAACATTAGTAGTCTGTACGATAGCGTCAGCAACATTTACTACATCTGCTCTTGCAGGTGAGATAAATGCCAAACAGTCTTTTCTGAATTCTGCAACATCAATAACAGCAGTAGCCTTGGTTACACCAGTTGCGTCTCCGCCAGTGTGTGAAGGTCCAGTTAACAATAAATTAATGTCAACAGTTTCGCCGTCTTTGAATTTGTCATATGCATTTTGTAATTCACCATTAGTCACAGCAAAATCGTCTGTTCCAGCAGTTAGTGAATCATTATATAGTGCAGTAGCAGTACCTCCAACATTGTCGAATGCTTGTGATTGTTTTGTACTACCAGCATTTGCCAAAGTTGTTTGGTGATCCATCCAATACACATATTCAGATTGATTGTAGATTACATCAACATAATAATTTGTTCCGCCTTGAGCAGTTTTAGCGTCTGAAGCCTGTGAAAGACCTTCATATATTTCTAAAATTGTTCCAGCAGTACCTGTGATACCTCCATCTTCGTCTGTTATAACGATATGAATTTCGTCATTAGATCCGCCATGAGCAGAAACATCATCTGTTGTTCCTGGTGCAGAATCTACTAGATCGAAATGTTTCCAGTATCTTTTTATTTTTGAGTTATCTACGACAGCGTGTTTTAGTCCTGTTCCGCCGCCTGATGTTCTTCGTTTGATTGTTAAATCATTAGTTGCAATACTTACGATTTCGTAATATTCTCCTGATGGTGATCCTAAAGCAGCAGGAACAACACTAGCGTCTCCAAATTCTATTATGTCACCGACTACAAACTCTGAACCAGTATCAACAGCAACAGTAGTAGCGCCAACGGCGATACTAGCTGCATTGTTTACTAGAGCAGTAGCAGTAGATGAATAAGCATTAGAATTTGTACACATAGAAACTTGTAAACTGTTTCCGTGTGTGCCAGCAGTTCTTGCAGCCCAAGGTCCAACATTAGCGGAACCGTCAGCGTAATTTTGCAGATAGTCATTTGTATTTTTTACAAGAATAGGTGTGCCAGATACAGCAGCATTTACCATGCCTGTTGTAGCTCTTACTATTCTTAAAGTGTTTGCGTACTGTAAAAAGTTAGCAGCTGTATAAAAGTACTCAAAAGTACTTCCGTTTGGTTGCCCAAACTGTTCTACTAATTCTTTTTCAGATGATACCGTGACGATCTCATCTACTGGACCTTTGTCAGATACAATAACCATTGCCCCTATCGAAGTAGCGACAGCTGGTACTATATTTGTTAAGTCAGTTTCTTGTACGAGAACACCTGGTGATAATTGAAATGCCATAGTTATATTCTCCTAGTTAGTTTACCCTTACTTTTATTCAACCCTTGAAACTATTTATAAGTACTGGTTTTTATACTATCTGATAACATTTACAGATGACCAGACATCACCGTATTCGTCTGTTTCAGTTTCATTCTCATTTAACCCGTCATCCATAAAACCAAATGGGGCCATATCTTGTTCTAACGCATTTTGTTGCTCAGCAAAGAGTGCGTTTCTCATATCATTGTCAGTTAACTCTTTAAAGTATGCCTGATTTGCAAGCCAAGAGAATATGACTAGACACATAACTAAATCGTCATGGCAACCATCTTCAGCTTCCCAAGATTTACCTCTAGATATAAATGTTGATAGTTCAGCAATCGTATCAAAATCTTGTACTAAGAGTTTATCGCCCTCTAATAGTGATTTTAGATTAGAACATCCTACTCTCTTTGCAGCCTTAGTCATTCTAA